AGGTTTCATTACTTTTAATAATACGTCTTTTGGAAAATATTCGTGAATAATTATTGAATTTTTTTTTGAAAAAAATGTATTGAAAACATCTAACATGACTGATATATCTTCCAATAATTTATCAACATGTGTGTTATTCAAATAATTATTAATAGAATAATCTCTTATCAAATATTGATACTTTTCTGTAAATAAAGTAATATTAAAATTGGTTTTAAAAAAATAAAATAATAAATCTGGATTTAAATATGTCTTTGCTCTTATAAAAAAATAAATATTATATAAAGTAGATTTATTCAGGTATACATTATTATATGGATTTTTTATAGGTAAAGGACTATTGAAAAAATAGTTGGTGTTTGATATAGCATTATGAATTATTTTAATTAAATCATGAATATTGAAAAGATACTTATTGCTATCTTGAATCAAACAATATGTTGTTTTATCACTCTCTCCAAGTTTGTTCAAACATAAATCAGTATCAATAATAATTTTTGCTTTTTTTACTTTATATAAATATGCGAATCTAGAAAAAGCGTTATATGTTTTTTGTATTTTGTAAAAAAAATATATAAAATTTTCTCTTATTTCATCATTTGTAAAAATATTATTTATTTTATTATAAAAAAATCTAAATTTATTTTCAATAGAATAAGATTCCATCATAAAAATCAATGATGATAATAAATTGTGATAATTAATATTTGTTTCATTTTTGTAGTAGTCACCATCTATTTTTATAAATGAATTCTTATCATCTTTAATATTCAATATTTTTTTTATTATGATATGAATTGTATTCATTAAAGATTTGGTTTTATATATAAATACATAAAATTATATATTTATGTATTTATATTTTATATATTTTATTTACATACTTTCATTGTATCGTCATGTAAAACCTAAAACACAGGATCCTAAAACCCAGGATTGTAATCATTATCATCTCCCATATCCTTCGGCTTTATACTAATGACATTATTTTGAATAGCTATTTTATTTGTTGAACATGAATCATTTGGATTATCAATATCTCCAAAGAATTTATCTATTTCATCTACTACATCTAGATTTTTGTATTCCATTGTGGCTTCTAATTTCATCATCTCATCTATATCTAAAACAACTTGGAAAGCACTTGTACCGTAGAACCCTTCTTGACCACACATTACATTCGCAGAAATTCCTTTCATTGTATCTAATTCAGCATGTCTAGCAGCTTTTAAAAACATTTCAGGTGTTTCTTCAAAAGAAGCTTTTGCGATAGGTCCAATATTATCATTATTAATACCATGTCTGAATATGGAAATCATTTTATTTGTAAATGTCATTCTATCTACCAAAACACTGTAGTTATGATAATTAATGTATGTACCATCAAATTCAACAACATCTACCAATTCATTATATATTGATTGTCTAGCTGCTTCTATGCCTAAAATATTATAAATTTCTACAATATCATTACTAAAAGTTCTACTGCTATCAATATAATCTAATCCGAGAACTTCTAATAAATTGGTACCAATTGTATCTAATACCCATATATCTTGTCTTTTATACAAACCATTCATTTCAACAACATTATCTTTTATTTTTCTTAAAATCACCTTGTTAATACCTTTAATTCCACGGAGCACAATATTTTGTAATAATTGTTCTTGGAAATTCTTTAATATATATATTTGATCAGATTGATCCAATGGCAACTTTGCTTTTTTTGATGCGCTCGATTTTGTTGAATTATTTTTGATGACCTCATTCATTCTAATTCTGAAGATCAGTTTGTCAGAATTGTAATCCGAATAAACACATTCTATTTGGTTATCATAGCAGTTATTCAATGTAAAGTTAATATCGTCCATAGTAATGTTTTTTTCTAACATGACTTCTGGATCCATAATCATACGAATAACCCATTTTGACTTTTCATTTTCATCATTTGATAAACTAACTTGAGCACATGTAGCGACCATATTTTCGAATGCTCTGTATTGTTGTATAGTATCTTTGTCTTCAGTAATCAACGTATTTAAATCATCAGGATCGAAACAAATTTCAATTGATTTTACAACCTCTTCTAATTTTGTATGTTCAATCATGTACATAATTGTGTGTGCTTTGTCCTTTTGAGTTTCGTCATCTTCTTTTAAATAAATAGTAAGAGATGGATTTTTAGGTTCTGACGATAAAGATAATATTTCTTCAATTCTGGGTACACCACGAGTTACGTTGGACTTTGACGCGACACCGGCAAAATGAAATGTATCCCTAACCGCGAGACCATTATAGGTGTTAAAATTTCTTGTGTCTGCGACAGTTAGGTCATACGCATAATTTGTTGTATTAGATACTTCTTCAATACTTTTAATTTTATCAAATAATATACCTGAATAAGCATTAAATTTATATTCGGACCATTCTCTATTTTGTAATACAAGTTCACCGTCTATTTCATTTGGTAATACTGTTGCATTTTTATGAATTTCATAATTATAATTATGTTTTAAAATAATTTGTAAATTTTCTTGTTTATATTTTATTTTAATATTCAATAGCGAAGCTAGATTTTTTGCTTGATTATTTCTTACATATAATCTATATAACTGTTTTATATTTTGACTTCCTCTATTATTTGTTTCTTGCTTATTTGGTTTTACAATAAAACTATAAATATTGAGAATATTCAATATTTGCTGAACATCAATTAATAATTCTTTTGACACAGAAGACATACTAATACCTTTATCTTTTTTATCAACAGTTCCATCTCCTCCTATATACGCATCTAAAAATCCTAATAAACATTCCTTATTTGAAAAGATTATTTTATCACTTATGAATTTATTATGACTTAATTTTCCGCAAAGATTTTCTAAAATACGACACAAAATTGTATTATATATTCTTATGTCTTGACTAGTCCAACCTTCTTTATTTTTATTTTCGGTTTTGTAAATTTTTGTGGTAACATTCCACTTTTCACATAATTCTAGTATAGGTTTAAAATATTCAATATCATTATTAGCAATCGATATTTGTGTTTTTGTCATACATCCTTCAGCACAATATGCGCCAATTAAATATCCAAAGTTATAGTCTAATGTAATTACTTCGGGAATAGTATAATTGTTCATATTTGTTTGTTTTGTATAAACACAATTACCAGTAAATCCTGTTTTTGTTTTGCATCCGTTTCTTAATTTTTCGCTAACTTTTGCAACAAAACTATCACTTCTATTATATGGTAGTGTAAAAGTTTTACCTTGATGTTTTGACCACCAATGATGTTCGTGCATAACGGATTTTGCTTTATCTACTTCACTTGTATATATATATTCTGTAGTAGGCAAAATTTCATCACGCAATTCTAATTCTCTTTTTTCGGTAAAATCAATTTGTTTTATTGATACAGGTAAATAATCGCCTACTTTTAATGTATCTCCTTCAACTGCTTGTACTTTATCATTTATTAATTTCAAGAACGATTTTGCTTTTGTAGCAATTACTTCACGTTCCTCCTTTGTTGTAATCTTTAACATAGTATTTGTTCCATCTTTATTAATAACTGGATGCCTAGTAACTGCTTCAATTTGTTTCCATAATATATTTCCATCTTCATCACAAGATGGTATTTCATAATAATCGTCTAATTCAGCATAAGTAGTATCTTTTTCTTGGTAATATTCCATTTTTTTAGCAATATTTATTTTATTTTCAATAAATTCTCCAATCTGAACTTTTCTAATTTCTCCTGATTTATTTCTTACGATAATAGGTGTCTCAAATGTTACAGAGTTTAATGTGTTATGAATAATGACACCATAATCAGTCATGAAAGTTTGGTTACCTGGAACAGTGAAATCATAAACGAAATTTTGTTGATCAGGTGTATAATATTCAATTTTAACGATTTCATCCCAAACGACATTTGATGATATTGCTTGTCTAATAATTTTTAGTTCATTTTGAATTAAATCTGATTTTTCATGACACTTGAATGTCTGATAATATTTTTCCAGAGTTCTACGACCAATACTTTCTATGTTTTTTCTTTTGTAATGACCATAAATTCTACTTTGTCCTGGAAGTTGTAAAGTTTTTCCACAATATGCTATTACATCTGATAGACCATTTATTTTATCAACTTGTTCTGAGACAAATACAGCATCATTTCTTTCAACATATTCAACTAATTTATTTAATTTTTCTTCATGTAAAACACTTCCTATTTTTTCTCTGTAAATCCTGGAATATTTTGGACTAATATTCAAATGATAAATCGGTTTATTGTGTTTATTTTCTGTTTTTATATTTCCAAAAATATCAAAGTAATTTAAAATAAGTGCTAAATCTTTAATTAATTGTTCACTTCTATTACAGCAACGTATTTGATGGTGGGTTTGATCACATTGAAAGTTTCCATCGCCATCAAAATAACCCTGAAATAATCCTGCTTTGAATTCGATTGGCGCAGTAAAAGCGAAATCTGGAACGCGTTTTACAAAACTTCCATTTCCACATGTGTTTAATAAGAGTGTAGCTAATTCACGTGAATTGAATTTTGTTGTTGTCGATGGCCTATATTCGCATTGTCGTTTATTTACATTACAATCTTTACCAAAACGACTAGCAAATTTCTTGGTATTTTCAATATAATGTTCTGAAATATTAGTTATTGATATTGAATTGCTATTTAAATTACCTTCTGCTAAATAAGCACCTACAAACCAACCAAATAAATGATCCAATTTGTAAAACTTATTATTGATTTCAATCGTATCTTTTTCAAAAGAACTATCTATGTGTTTACTGACTGGTATTCTCATGCCTTCTTTCATATCAGCACCTACAATAGGAACGACTTCATGGTTTTCACCACGAATTAAATGAGAATGACTAGTCGTGGTTTCAACAGTTCTTCCACTCTTTGTGGTTACTTTCATCATTTGTCCATTTACAGGATGTCTACTAATATGTGAAATTTTATTCCAGCTCGTTTTTTCATCTTTCGATACACCAACAATATAATATTCATTATCCATATGATCTAACAGAGTTTCAACACTATTTTCATGTCCTGTATTGAATGTAAATTCTTTGTTATTTTCAATCAAATCATCACAAAATTCACCCACAACAATCGATTTCATGGAAATTTCTTTTGTCTTCTTATTACAACAAATTATTTTGTGACGAGTATCGTAACAAACCGACATTTGTGTTGAAACTTCGCCAATACTTTGACCAGCAATGATGCCAACCATTTCTCCTGGCGCGACAATCGCTCTTTTATATGACAAAACAATGGTGCTTAATAATAATGTGAGAGCATCTTTGTTGAAACGTTTAACAATTAGTAAATCTTTAGGTGATAAATAATAGTAATATAAAGTTTTGAATAAAACTGTTGGAGGTGTATAATAAATTTTTTCCAAATTTTCATAAGTTTGTTCAATTAATTCAAATGCTTCTAAAATCGTTAAATCGACCAATGATGTGCTGTTTATACTACACTGTCCTTGAATATTATTGATAATATACTGAAACCCAACTGGGCAATTGACTACACTATCACCCTTATTTTTAAAGACATTTTTGATAATCTCATTTCTCATCTCAATCATCATATCCGAATATTTTATACAATAATCATTCATTTTTGGTAATTGTTTTTTGAAACGGGCCATAGTAGGTTTCAAAAAGATATTCGATAATATCTTGGATTTACCATTTTCATCAGGTACGTTAAAGTGTGCGTAAATGTCTTGGACGGTCATTGAAACAATGGGTATGAATTGATTTTCTACCTTGGTCGTATCAATGCCGTCGTCACCATAAATAAACTGGACAATCTTATTTTTATTTGTTCTTACTGTTCCATCATAATTCACCATTAAATCCTCAAGACCTTTAATAAGTCTTCTTTGAATATAACCGGTTGTAGACGTGTCTCTTACTTGAAGACCATTTGCTAATCCAAAGTTAAGTGTAGATGGAATCGTTAAATCATATACCTTTGGATGATTTTCTATTCCAATAATGTTAATTTCTGTGATTTCATCTAGTAGCACATCATTGTACGTATTAAATAATTTTGAATTATGTTTCCAAACAATA